AATCGAGGTCTGTGGAATGTTTGACGACCCAGCATTCTTCAATACCTGGATAGAAGATGCCAGCAATCAAGAGCTAGCGGACCTCTATCTTGACTGGCTACAGGATGAATGTGTTTTCCCTCTTGACTTCTCACTACCTGAGGAATGTTTCAGAAGAGGAATCAGCCTTAACGACCTAGAACAACTCACCAAAACAAACAATGATTAAGTCTCTCGCCACGTTTACACTTGGGATAGCAAGCCTCGCAGCTAGCTCAGCTGCTCTTGCCAAGAATGTTGATCCAGCCCACATGGAACTAGGTAAGGCAATTGTTGCCACGGGAGTGACGTTCAGGATCAACCCTCCCCAATGTTTTGATCAGAGCCAGACCATGGGTTGGTACTGGTCAGAGCAGAACGAGTTAGCTGTCTGCCAGCAAGCCCGGACACAGGTCAACACTGAGACCTATTGGACAGCTGAGGACTTTGACACGTTGAGGCATGAAGCCCACCACCTTGTGCAGGACTGCATGGATGGGTATTTCAACAACGACCTTGGCTCTGTCTACAAAGAACCCATCGGACTAGGCAAGGAAGTTCTCGGCGTTCCTGGTATGCAAGCCATCGCCAAGGCATACGAGGCACAAGGCCCACACGTTGTCGTGTTGGAGATCGAAGCCTTTTCTGTGGCTCGGATGAATCAACCACTTGAGCAGGTTGCAGACATCAAAAACTATTGCCTCTGATTTACACCTCACCAACTAAAAGCACATGCCAGAAGACCTAAGCCTCGTAAGCCGTCAACTACAGCGCGAGACCCAATCACATGAAGAGGCACGTATCCGTCTCAAGAGCAAAACAAAGATCGCTGAGGACAAGTCCTACGCATCCAGCACGGTCTATGGACGTAAGGCCGTAAAGGCTTTGCTTGATCCTGTAGCTCAGTGCATCACCCAGCGACTGTTTACCCTCAGGCGTGGATCAGCTGCTGTTGATGCCGTCGAGGTCTACAAACACCTGGCTGAAGCTGACTCTCACTCTCTGGCATTGATCACCATGAAGGTGGTTCTTGATGTGTTGGGTAAGGAGCCAGCGCCTGGTCTACAAGAACTGACCACAAAGATCGGCGCTGCTGTTCAGCTTGAGCTTCGGATGATTTACTACGCCGAGCAGGAACCCGAGCTTTATAAGAAGACTGAGTTCTTCTTTCATAAGTCAGCCGGTACACAGCAGAAGGCAACCGTCTTTAAGCGGGCATTCAATAAGGAACAGATCGAGTGGGAGAGGTGGTCACCCACCATCAATCACAAGGTTGGATCCTGGTTGATTGTCTGCCTAGCTGAAACCACGGGCTGGCTTAAACGTAAAACAGTTCTGAATGGTAAGAAGAGCAAGAGGGTGATTACATACACACGAGAGTTTCTGGAGCAGCGGGACACAATCATTGCTGCTGCTGAGTCTCTGGCGTTCTGTCAATGGCCCATGCTTTGCCCTCCAGTTGACTGGTCAAACGATCAATCTGGCGGCTATCTGACTGAATCAGTGAGGCAATCCAACCCCTTAATTCGTAAGGCTGGTTCATTGGCGCCACCTAAGCAAGGCGACATTCCTTTGGCCATGTTGAACACTCTTCAACACCAGGCCTATAGGGTCAATCCCTTGGTATTCGCTATTGCGGATCACTTCTATGAGCAGAAGATTTCAGTCGGTAAGTTCCGCTGTGATCCTCCAATGCCTCTACCCGAGAAAAACCTTCCTGAGGATGCTCCTGAAGAGGATGTACTGGCCTATAAGAGGGCACGTACTACAGCAGAGAACTACAACTCAATGCTCCCCCAGAAAAACTGGAGGACTACTGAGGTTCTGTATGTAGCTCGAAAGTATGCAGATGAGGAGAGGTTCTGGAATCCTGCAAGTTTCGACTATCGGGGCAGGGTCTACTTTCAGAACACAGCCCTCAACCCACAAGGGACTGACTTTGATAAGTCTCTTTTGTTGTTTGCTGATGAAGGTCCAGTCGATGAGTATTGGCTAGCTTTCCATGTTGCGACCACCTTTGGCCTTGACAAGGAAACCATGGCCACGAGAGTCGCCTGGACCCGTGACAACACAGACCTAATCAAAAGGATTGCCACTGACCCTATTCATAACCATGAATGGCGTGAAGCTGCTGAGCCTTGGTGCTTCCTTGCTTCAGTGCTCGAATATTCGGCCTGTGTGCTTGAAGGCACTAAGACAACCTCTGGCCTTCCTATTGGTATTGATGCAACTTGTTCAGGTCTTCAGCACTTAGGGGCTTTAACTCTGTGTGCTGATACTTCTGCCCTAGTTAATGTCAGCCCCACAGATAAGCCAGCTGATGGCTATTTGACGGTGGCTGAGAAAGCTAAGGAGTATTTGCCTGAGAAGTATCACGAGTGGATGAACCGTAAGGTCACCAAACGCTCTGTGATGTGTACTCCATACGGAGTCACTCAAAACTCAGCCCGTAACTACATCAGACTTGCTCTGAGGGAGGAGAAGCGCGAGTTCGAGAGCACAGACCTGACCACCATCACCAACGCAATCTTTCGCAAGGCGATCCCCGAGATCTTCCCCGGAGCAATTGCGGTGATGAAGTGGCTTCAGGGTTCAGCCCTGGAGATTATGGATAGAGGGGAGGAGATCATTCAATGGACCACACCCTCAGGGTTTGTGGTTTCTCAGGATCTCCGGCACTCCAACACAGTCCGGGTTGAGACTCGTCTGATGGGTGGTGCTCGTGTCAAGTCAATCATTGGTGATGGCTACGCCGGTCCTGACCGTGCTCATCACCGATCAGCCCTTGCTCCCAACGTGGTGCATTCAATGGATGCTGCCCTATTGCATCTGACCTTTGCCTATTGGGATAAGCCTTTCACCGTCATTCATGACTGTGTACTAGGCCGCTCATGTGACATGGAACAGATGGCTTCAGACATTCGCTTGCATTTCTCCGAGATGTACAAAGGCGATGTGCTCAAAGATTGGGCAGATGAGGTTGGGGTTGTTGTTGAGGATGACTTGATCAAGAACACCCTCGACATCGACAGCGTCAACGAATCCAAGTATTTCTTTTGCTAATCATGGAAACCAAAGTCCGCATCAAAGACCTAATCAAGCAACACGTAGAGAGGGATGAGTACAAGCAAGCCGATGAATGGTACGAATGTATTATGGCCTTGTACGACAACCTTGAGTGTGAAGTTACGTTTGAGGATTGATTTACACCTAGCCAAGGTGGGGGTATGGTGAGCAAGTCGTTCACCGGTATCTCTAATGACCTCTCAACCGATGGGAGAGCTTTCATGTGAAGCCGCCATCCGTGCTTTCTACGTTGTAGAGCTTCTCAGATCCACGGGAGAGAGGGAGTTCCCAGCACAGCTAATGAGCATCTTCTTTTGGATTGCATCCCATGACGGATGTCGTCAGGAAGAACTTGTTAAACACTGCAACGTGTCTGTAGCAAGTGTTTCCCGGAATGTGACCTGGCTTGGCCCTCGCCATCGCTATGACCACAGATCAGGACTGAAGCTTGTCAGACGTGAGCGTGATCCACAAAACCACAGAGCTTGGCGTTTGTATCTGACCCCACGGGGAAAGATCTTTACCCAACTCTTGGAGGAGAACGCCTCTAAGACCGGTGAATCACGATTCAAACAAGCCCTTCAGGAGGTAAAGGACTATGACCAAGCAGATGAAGACCTGGGGTGAAGCCTTGGATTTCACCTGGAACACAAAATGGAAGCGTCAGAGAGCGGCAAAGACAGCCGCGATCAACGCAAACCACATCACCGAATACGCCGGCAAGTCACTTCCACTTAAGAGAATGGCCTCTGCTGGTTGGTGGATGACCCTCCAGTCCGAGCTACTCGATCAGAACAGATCGGGTGGTGGTGTTAATCGCATCATCTCCGCAGGCACGACAGTCATGAAATACACCCGGCTCGCTGGGCTGCATGAGCATGACTGCCCGAAGTTCTCACGCTGTGATGAGAACGAGGCTCGCATCCACTGGTTCAAAAAGGAAGACGTCGACAAGCTGGCATTCACTGCCCGTGATCTTTACGGAGATCGCTGGGGTAATGATCTGGCAGATGCCATCCTCGTCAGTGCTTACACGGGAGTTCGCCAAGGCGAGCTGCTGAAGTTAAGGCCAGACGATTACGACCCGGCACTCGATGCTTTGATCATCGGTGGTAAGCCCTGGAACAAGACCAAGTCTGGAAAGATCCGACAGCTAAAGCTGAACGACAAGATCCGGCCAATCATCCAACAACGTCTGAGTCAATCTCGGTTATTCCACCAAGATTGGAACAATAAGGATCAGCTTTATAGCGCCTTCAAAAAGACGAGGAGAGAGGCTGGATTTAGTGAGGACTATGTGTGGCATTGTCTCCGCCATTCCTTCGGGACATGGTTGGGTGCTGTTACACATCCAAGGACGGTCATGGAGCTACTCGGACACTCGACCATCGAGATGTCTCTGAAGTACTGCAAGGCCAGTGACGAGGCCGCTAGATCTGCCATGTTGGCTATCTGAGCGTGTCTAGCATTGTTGAAAAACGGGGCTATCTGGCTGCTGTACTATCAAAAAGGCTCAAAGCGACTAGCTGAGAACCCTTGGCCCATCTGGCGGAATTGGTAGACGCGCTGGTTTTAGGTTCCTGTTTTAAAACAAATGCTACGTGTAAGTGAGGGGTCGAGAGGCCCCTTTTTTATTGGTGTTTCGCTGATTACACCTGGCCAACCAACTAACGGAAAGAACTAATGCTTCTCGACTATCACGAAATTGATCACAGCGCCATGGCTTCACAGCAAGAAAAGTGGCTTTTAGAGCGGGCACATGAGATTGAGCTTTACGGGATGACTCGTGAACAGTTCGACTCAATGCACCCAGATATCTATGCCCGGTTCTTGGCCGGAACTTTGGAATACGACGTTTAACCCACACACCCACAAAACAAGGTCATTCATCCTTACTTATGAAAACTGCACGCAAATTCCACTCAGACTTCTTCAACTGCGACTGTCTCGAAAGTGATGGGGAGATCTACTTCTCAATCACGGGAGCTTCCAAGGTCATCAATGGGAACACGGCTGGCCCCAACATCAAGGGGATCAACAGCGCTCTGGCCAAAATCTTCGGTCCAAACTCCCCAGTTGCCGCAAGCGATTCCGGCGAATTGGGCGAAAAATTGACGGTCCAAACCACCAGCGGAAAAGGACGCATCCAGGATGCAGAGGCCATCACGCAAGACACCTTCATTGAGGTGCTCAAGCAATACAAAGGACGCAAGTCCATTGGTGGCAAGAACGCTGAGGCAATGCTTGACCGCTTGCTCGGCGTCTCGATTGACCTGATCCTCCGCAAGGAAGCCGGTCTCCTCCATGTTGAGGCAGCTAAAGAGATCGACGCATCGATCCTTCGGACTGACCCCGACAAGACCTTGGCTTACAAGAACAGCCCGCTTGGTGTGTTGGTTCAGACGATGTGGGAGGACTTCTCACAAACAGATACCAAAGCACCGTTCCCACATCCAACAGGATTTGGGCGCGAGATGGCTTTCCTCCTCCGACACGGCATCTACAGCCGTATCACGGGTGGCCTGCTGGCTGCTGTCAACGACAGAAAGCCCAGCTCAACCATCTGGCAGAACCTATCTGATGAGGTACGTGCTGCCCTGACTCCTGTGATTCTGTTTTATGCAGCACGGGTGAGGACAGATGGCTGGCATAACGTCTCGAACTTCATCAAAGAAGCTGATGCCATCTGGCCACGCTTCAACCAAGGGACACAAGAAACCAAACGATCACTCAAGCTTTCCGCTGCTTGATCCTTTACACCTAACCAACTCAAACACCACAACACATGGCCAACCGCTACCAATTTGAAACCACCCTCGACGGCTTCATCGCTGTATATGAGGACACTGGCAAGTTCAATAACAGGACGTTTGCTTACACCATCCCAGCAACAACGCTGGAGCAGGTTGAAGCAGATCGTGAGGAGCTAATCACCTGGGCCAAAACAAAAGCCACAGGACGTGTTCAAGAGGCCATGACTCCATGGGATGAAACAGGTCTCTGTAAGTACACCTATGGCACTGGTGATGGCAGCCGCAAGGCCAAACCTGAACCTGTCTTTGTCGATGCCACGGGAGTTCCGCTTGAGCGGGCTGTCCTTAAGGATGTCCGCAAGGGAACCAAGGTCAACCTCATTGTTGATCAGAAGCCTTACTGCATGGGCTCCAACGTCGGGACCTCAATGAAGGTCATTGGCGTACAGATCATCGAACTGGTTACCGGCAACGGTGCTGTTGATTCGGGTGACCTGTCTACTGAGGAAGTGGCTGGCATGTTCGGAGCTGTTAAAGGCTTCTCACAGGCTGACCCCTCTGTTCGTAAAGCACACGCTGAAGAGATCGCAGCCAATTGCACTCCTGAAGGCACAAGCTACGACTTCTGACCATGAACTATCGCTCCGGCCTCGAAGAGAGGCTGGGGAAGTTTCTTGATAAACAAGCAACACCTTATCTTTACGAAATAGAGAAGTTTGATTACATAACTAAGTCCAAATATACCCCGGACTTTTTCTTACCTAATGACGTAATCATAGAGGCAAAAGGTTTCTTCAAGCCTAGTGATAGGCGGAAGATGTTAGCTGTTAAGGAAGCTCATCCCCATTTAGATATCCGATTCGTATTCCAACGCAATAACACTATCTCTAAAAATAGTAAGACAACTTATGGAGACTGGGCTGATAAGCACGGTTTCCTGTGGTGTGTCTTTCCAAATGTCCCACCTGAATGGCTCGTATGAACGATGACGTAATTATGAGGATCGACGATCTAGTTCAAGTTCTTGAGATGGAAGGTTATCCCCCTAATTACATCTACGAACAACTAGAAGAATACCTCGCTATCTGCAATGAACTTTCCCACCTCTGAAAATGTTGTCATCCATCAGGGACCCTGTCCCTCATGCACTTCTTCAGATGCTCACACTATTTACTCTGATGGCGGTAGCTACTGCTTCAGCTGTGGATACCACACCAAGGGGAATGGTTCGACGCAATCTACAAACACACAAACACCCACCCGCATGATCCAATATGACGGGGACTTTGCTCCCCTTCGTAAACGTAATCTCTCTGAAGAGATATGTAAGAAGTTCAACGTCAGGCAACAGGGACCTGCTCTCAGGTTCCCTTACTACTCATCTTCTGGCCGCATTGTGGCCTACAAAGAGAGGAGTCCTGATAAGAAGTTCACCTGGACGGGTAAGAATGAAGAGCATCAACTCTTTGGTCAACAACTCTTCGGTAGTGGCAAGACTATTGTCATTACTGAGGGTGAGATTGATGCGTTAAGTGTTTGGAAAGCCCGTCCTAACTGGCCTGTGGTGTCTGTCCCTAATGGAGCACAGAACGCTTGTAAAGCCCTGCAATATCAGCTCAACTACTTGTTGGGGTTTGATGAAATCGTCTTGATGTTTGATCAGGATGAGGCAGGCGTGAAGGCTACTGAAGAGTGTATAGGTCTATTTCCCTCTGACCGTGTATTCATGGCTGCTCTAGCCGAATACAAGGACGCCTCAGAGGCGATACAGGCTGGGGATGCTGAGGCTATACGCCAATCCATCTACAAGAAACGCTCTTATGTCCCCAAATCAATTATTGATGGTCGAGACCTTTTTAATCTCGTTTCTGCTCCTTTGCATGGCAGGGACGCTACTTACCCTTATGAACAACTTAATGAGATCACTGGAGGGCTCAGACTCGGCGAGCTTGTCTGTCTCACGGCGGGTAGCGGAACGGGTAAAAGTACGCTCTGTGGTGAGATCGCGGCCCATTTAGTAACACAGAATCAGACTGTTGGTTATGTAGCACTCGAAGAGAGTGTTAAGCGTACCGGCTTACGACTGATGACGGTTGCTGCAAACAAACCCCTACACCTCGATAACAAAATCGATGATGAACTCTTCCGTAAATCCTTTGATAGTACTCTCGGGTCTGGTCGGCTTTTCCTTAGGGACGGCTTCGGCAGTTGTGATCCTGACAGTCTTCTAAATGACATCAGGTTCTTAGTTAAAGCTAATGGAGTTCAGTGGGTCATCCTTGATCACTTGAGCATCTTGCTATCAGGTAATGACAACCAAGATGAACGCAAGACCATTGACCTGACCATGACAAAGCTACGGTCCTTTACTGAGGAAACAGGTATAGGACTGATCCTCATCTCCCACCTACGCCGACCACAAGGCGATAAAGGTTTTGAGGATGGAGCAACGGTAACCCTGAACTCACTAAGAGGTAGCCAAGCAATCGCTCAGCTGAGTGATCTTGTGGTTGCACTCGAAAGGGATATCAAGTCAGGGGATAACAGATCAAAGCTTGTAGTTCTAAAGAACAGATTCAATGGTCGTACAGGTCCGGCGGCTGAGCTTGTCTATGGCCAAGAGACTGGACGCCTTTTAACCGCAACAGAAAACCTTTTCACTTCCACCTCACCAAATGACTATGAAGACTTCTAGGGCTGTTCTCTTCACTAAAGAGGATTGTCTTCCTTGCACAAGGACTAAGAGTTATCTTGAAAAGATTCGGGAACACTTCCCAAGTTATGGCAACGCTATTCACATCCTTAAGCAGGAATATCATCCCAGCTTAGTTGGTGCTTACAAGGTAGAAAAGTTTCCAACGCTGGTGATTGTGGATCAGTTTGGAGAAGAGGAGGGGAAGTTAGTTGGTGGTGAAGTTATTCGTGAGCATCTACTAGGTATCCTCTTCACCCTCTCTTCTATCACATGAATGAACCAGTAATCGTACACATCGAAAGTACGTCCAGGGATAAGCTTCGCAAGCTAGACAAAAAGCTTCCATCTGACATCCACCTCGTCAGGTATCGCAAGCCAACCTGGAAAAAGAAAGAGAAAGTATCTGCCATTCGAGCCTTTAAGAAGGCAGATATCTTCGACAAATTACATGATCAAGGCTATCAAGTCCTTGAGATTGAGAGTGGATTTGGCCTCATTAAACCAAAATTATTTAACACCCAATGAGACTATGCTTTGACATCGAGACTGATGGCCTACTTCGAGGGCTGTCAGTCATTCATTGTATCGTTGCCCGAGACCTTGACACAGATCAGGAGTATCGATGGGACAACGGAGATATCCCAACCGGCCTCAAGTTTTTAGGCGAAGCGTCTGAACTCTGGGGACACAATGTGGTGGGATATGACTGCGAAGCTATCAAAGAATTAGTCCCAGACTGGACTTATAAAGGAAAGCTATTTGATACACTCATCCTCTCACGCCTATTCTTCACCGACCTGCTGGACAAAGACTTCAGAACTAAACCTGCCAATATGCCCGCCCAATTATATGGTCGGCATTCATTGGAAGCGTGGGGTCACCGACTCGGCGTACATAAGTCAGAGTTTGGTAAGTCACTGGATGGTGATTGGTCTACATATTCACCTGAGATGCTTAGTTATTGCAGCCAGGATGTATTGGTCAGCGTCAAAGTCTGCAAAATGTTTGAGCCTAAGCTTGAGCAATACAAAGGCTGTATCGAGACCGAGCATCGAATTGCGATTCTCATGGCGTGGCAGGAACGAGAAGGGTTCCCCTTTGATGTTCAGGCTGCTCAGGTACTCGAATCCAAACTAAGAACAGAACTTGACTCCATCTCAGACGAGATGAGGGATACGTTCTTGTTTGTTGATGGTGGCCTATTCACACCTAAACGTGGCAACTCCACGAGAGGGTATGTGGAGGGTGCTGCTATGTGTAAGTTAAAAGAGTTCAGCCCTACCAGTAGAGACCACATAGCGTGGGCCTTTGAGACATTCAGAGGTTGGGAAGCTGTAGAGCGGACCCCATCTGGTAGAGCAAAGATTGACGACACAGTACTGAAAGAGATCGGTACACCTGAAGCTCTTAAGTTCTCACGGATCCTTGAACTACAGAAACACCTAGGACAACTTTCTGATGGGAAAAACAGTTGGCTCAAACTCGAAAAAAGTGGAAGGATCCATCATTCCTGCATACTTAACACCAACACCGGTAGGCAGGCACACCTCAAACCTAATCTCGCTCAGGTCCCTTCGGCTCCTGAGTACAGGGCTCTATTCGGGCCTGGTGAGGGGAGGGTGCAAGTTGGCGCTGATGCCTCTTCGCTTGAGCTTAGATGTCTTGGCAGTTATTTATCACCGTTTGACGGTGGCAAGTTTGCCAAAGAAGTAGTTG